ATGAAGTATCACGAAATGACCAAAAACTCTGTTTTTCGTGAATTTGAGTGCAAATTAAGTGAAGAAGAGACCGCTAAACTTTGTTTTAAAAGTGTGAGTGTGGTCAAAGGTTGGGATAGAGGAAAAGAGATACCAAGGGAGTGTAAGCGGCTAATGAGGATGGCGAAAGGCCGCGAACTCAGTTCATGCACAACCTGGGAGCAATTCAAAATGCACTATAACAGAATGGAATTGCCGACAGGGCAGTTTGTGACACCTCAAGAAATTTTAGCAGGTATAGCACTATTGCAAATTCAATCTGAATTAGAGTTGCTAACTACAACAAAGCTTCTTAAATTTGCTAGGGCAATTGCTAAAATAAAGTGATAAATAAAGGGCTCGGGAGAGCCCTTATGCTAGATTCAGTTGCTTCAGTAGATGAGAAACATTGTCTCCTGAGTAATAGTCAACAATTGCAATGCCACGCTCAAAACAGAACTCATGTGAATTGCGAGATTCTTGTCTTTGTAATTTATCTATTAGTTCTAGAGAAATACAAGTGTCATCTCTTAACATTAATCTTCGATGAATTTCTTTTGCATCTGCGACTACATTCACGACCACATCAGGATTTATCTGTTCAAACACTTGGTAATCCAACTCAATAATAGTTTCATCTTGGCCGATTAAGCAAAAGTGACCATCTAAGAGAATCTTCTCATCATTGATTGTTGATAACCCTGTGATAAGAGCCTTTTGATTGGCCTCAGCTTTGTCGACTACTTTTGATGCTTCTATGTAAGAAGAATTAGCCTTTATAAGGTCGCTACAGGAATAAGCCATTATATGTATATGCTTGTTTATCTGGCTGCACAAAGTTGATTTACCAACTCCATGCACACCAGAAATAAAGATCACTTTTTTCATTCAGATGCGAACTCCGGAAAATGATCCCTCGATAAATACCTAAATGATTGAGGAGCAAACACTTTCGTTCTCATTTTGTCTAATCGAAAAGGGTTGTCATATCTTTTTACAGTACCAATTTTAATTGCATATGCTTCAGATCTACCATCGAAATACTCATCAAAAAATTGCTTATTGATGCCAGACTTAGTTTGTGTCTGGTTCCAAATTTCTTGTGGGGTATCTGTTAAGATTCTATCGATATAAAATTCACCGACTATTTTCCCCTCTGGCAGAGTAGAATATATGATTACTTTTTCTACGTCGTTTCTTCGAAATATCGCTTTGCGGTATTCAAATTTTTTCTCGCCAGTAAAGATCCTTTCCACAAACTCGGGCTTAATTGATAATAAAACTTGCATTTACCTCACCTAAATCAAGCATGTGATTAAATTGGCCATCGGTTAACTTCATTGCGCCCCAGTATGCACCTTCAGAAAGACCAACTTCTCTAATTAGTCGGTCTCTAATCACACGTTTTGCCATCGCGGTATTGTACGTGAATCGTATGATGTGAGGATAGCGTTTTGAACGGTAAAAGTCTGTTAGTTCTTCGATAGAAAACACAGAGTAAGAAGCCGAATAAGCTAAAAATGAATCAAGAGTGAGAAATTCACCAATATTTCTGTATTCTTCGACAATGCAAACAGAAGTCGTTACTGAACGGTATCGAGCGGGAGCTGTCCCATCTGATGTTCTATAGGTAACGATGACATCTCCCGGCTTAAATTCAGATACAAGCTCCATGGCACATAGATAGATCTTATGGATGCTATTTGTATGAGATACATCTTGAATTATATCATGGGATTCATTGTGTAATATCGAATCTGGAAGCATTCTTGTGTGATAATCTGGATATATGGACATCAAATACTTATTGTTACCACGAATGTTAAATCTCGGATAGTCTGTAAGTATGTTGTTATTAGAAAAGCGCATGTCTCGTAACAAAACATTTTCAGTGCCGTTTGGAGTTAATTTAGAACCAATTACCTGAAAACCATAGCGTTGCATTAGTGTAATGAGGTGAGCATGTTTATCGAAAATCGTTACATAAACATCGTCAACGTTAAATTTAATGGCATGATCGAATACTTTCTTAACAAATCTCTCTCCACGTCTCGTCCCTGCCGCATCAAATTTAAATGTTCCAATCTTAAGGTGTAATCCATTCGGAAGGTTTGGTGTTGTATCTAAAACAGCTCCACTCTCTATTTTTAGATACATGAAACCTTCGATTGATCCAATTTGATTGTAAAGAACATATGCTTTTTCTCCAGATAGCGCTTTCTTGGCAAACCAATCGGGGAACTCTTGATAATCTGCTTTTAGAGTTGCGAAAAAATTGTCATTAATATTGATATCTGAGAACGGTTGATAAATTAGATTTTCCATTAGTATATACCTTTAAAACAATGAACATCGTGGGAAATCAACAGACTAAACCCACATTTACAGCATGCAACTTATCTTTGCAGTGCAATCATGTCCATATGTTTTAAATCCCTATAACTAAATATGTGAGTGTTAAATCATATTTAAACGAGAACCTCAGAATTAGAGAAGTTAAATCGAGTATGGTTTCTTATCTAAGGTTTTCATGTGTAACTGAATCGCCTTCAGTCTTCAGGTTGTTTCTTTCTAGATAAAGAGGTTTTAGAGCAAAATCACTGCGAAGCCTGATAGTTAGGTGGAAAGTACCCCCGTAGTACAAGACGGGGGTTCTCGTTCGCTCTCGCTCCTCCTCCTCAGTCCTCGTCGTCGTCCGCGCTCTCTCACGAGTAAAGATCCTAATTCTCAATAAATGATCCTGTATGAAAGAGGCAAGGGCATTGCTCGACACTCGCAAAGCCCAAACGCTGAACGTCCATAGAGTTGCAGTGGCATAAAGCCCCACTGATGCGGTGAGGCTCTGCGAGGGGATGTTCTAGCAGGATGAAGGGTGGCAGCATGTCGATAAGCATGGGCAGTTAGAAACCGCGCCGATTGAATCAAGAGAACTACTAGCCCTAGTCGGGCGGCTTGGTGCATCGTTCGCGCACGCGCTCTCTTATCCCTACGGGGTTGGTATGTCATTTTTTGACATACTCGCACACATCGGTATGTCATTTATCACTTTGCAGTTAAAAGGCCGCTAAGCGGCCTTTTAAAAAATAGAGTTGAGTTTTACTTCCGCACGCTCAGGAACTAGCGCATCGATAGCGCGCGGTTTACAAAACACGTTCAGATTGATTGTGTCTTTAGTGAGTTTAAGTAAGCAGTCGTCATAATGGGCATATTGAATGTCATTGGCCGACAGAAACGTATCATCAAAGTAGTAGGTTCCTTCAGGCGTTTTTGCTTCAAGCGTTATATAAAACTTGAAAGAGTCCGAACCACGTTGAACGGTATGCCCCGTATAGTAGACATTTTGAATATCATACAAACCGAGCATTGAACGAAGCAGCTCTAAACGATGAGATGAATTAAAGGCACCAGTATCAGGCGAATTGCTGTCCCCACTAGTAGATAAAACAGAATTGCCTTTGCTACCCGCTTTAACGGTTGTGTTAGATGCTTCAGAAACGACAGATTGAGCCGTGTTCGTTTGCGTGTCCGTATCCTCCTCAGAAGAACCAAAAACCAGACCGAATAAACCATATAAAAAATATCCTATGCAGCCCACACCCAAAAGCGTAGCGAGTAATATACGAGGATTTTTAAACAGTACGTTTAAAGCACCAGTTTGACGGGCAACCCCTGTAGCGGTTGACTTGTAAAGTAAGAAAGCATCAAGCGGTATCTTTTCAGTCGTTAAGTTTGGATCTTTACCTTTCGGGATAACGGGCGTTGATGCGTTTTTGGCGTGTTTATAAATGTAGGGTTTGCGTTTAGCCCAGAAGAATTGATCACGCCCTTTGTGAAAAAAGCATTGTTCAGACGGTGCACGAATGGCCGAATCAATTTGCCCCCAATCAGGAGAAAGCAACTCGATATCCCAATTGTATTTACGATGACGTTGGAACCCCTCGTTAAACGTAAATGGATAAATAATACGGCCTTGTTCGTCATATTCAGCTTGTCCACGGTCGTCTATCTCGGAAGCGTCGAGCTTTGTCATATCGGCAGGCGTATAACGAGAGTTAAAGAATGACTCGTAATCTTCTGGGAGGTTAGGCAAGAAATCGGATAGGGGACGGTAGACAATTTTCTCCATACGAAAGCCGACATTCTTAGAGAAAATATCCTGGCATTCATCGATAACAATCAATGCACCAATTGGACACCAACAAAAGAAATGACGCCAAAGCTCAATGCCTTTTTCATCCCGGCTAAAGATACGAATTAACCGAGCTGTGGATGGAAACTCGATATCAAAACGCTTTTGGATGACGTCTAGAGGTTGCATCCCTTCGATGTTAGTCACAACAACACGACCTGCCTTTAAAGCTTGGAAGATCACAAAGTACGATACATAAGAAGATTTGTAAGAGCCATTCGCGCCCGTTCGGATGGTGATAGCCATGATTAAGCCCTCATCATTTTCATGACAAAAGCCGTGGCCAAACCGTTAAAAAAGATGCTTAAAGCTTGAGGGATTTTAAACGCGAAAGCATAGAAACGAAGTTCGTCAGGCATGGCGTTAAATGTAGACGAAACAAGTTGCGTAAAGCCGATATCTTCAAGCAGGTATTGAGCGACTTTATACGAATAAGTAAGATATATAAGCATCCCTTTGAATTTAAAATAAACAAGCTTAGCATCAATATAAGCATTTAGTTCTAAAAAGTAGCTTGGGATATTGAAAATAAAATCAATGATGGTCTGAAAGAAATCACCGATAGATTGAAACAAAATCAGAATATATTCCATATAACCCCCAACTAATCAAGAATAATGCGAATAGCACAAACAGCAGCAAAGAACAAAATAACCGCAGAAATCAAACCAGAGTTATCTAATAAAGCGGGCAACACCCCTGATTTAAAATTATTCCGTTGACCATTGGCGAACTCAAAATTCAAGGAGTGTTCTTTATATTGGCCGTTGTCCAAATTTGATAAATCAAGGCTAAAGAGTTTTCTAAATTCAACAAGCTGACGATCATATTCATCTTTTAAACCTTGAGTTTCATTAATTACTGATTGAATGAGTGAATCATCGTATAAACCTGTTTGTGTAAAATCGATTTTCCCCTCAAAATCCCGAGGGGTAAAACTACCAATGGAAAGTGCATCATTGAGACTGTCAATACCTTGGCTCAGCGAGTTTAAACCGTCTTTAAGCTCAGTGGTTTGCGTGCCAATAGCATCAACAACAGAGGAGTTGTCACCGCCGCCAGTGCCGCCACTGGATTTAATAGCGTCAACAATGCTAGAGGTATTAGTTAAACCATGCTCAAGAAGAACACCAATACCCGAACCTATATTGTTATTAACATCATATAACTGCCTGTTGGTTTCGTCTAATTTCCAATCCAGAGGGCGAATGACTTGTTTTATATCATTTAAAGTGCCGTTCAAGCCGTTATTTGTAGAATAAACAGCGCCAGTTAAAGAACTGATAGAAGACATAAAGCCATCAAATTGCTGCTCAGGGAGACCACCAGAGCCAGAGTTGCTAGAATTATTAATACTATGAAGCGTGGTTAAAATAGAATCCAAAGATTCAGAATAATTAGGAGTTGGCTTATTAGCCATATTTGACAGTATATTTCGTTGACCGCGAGAAACATCAATTAAGTCAGCAAGTAAAGGTGAAATTATATGAGTGGATTTAGCCACCTCAGCATTCATATAAGCACCAATTCGTAAAGCAGTTGCTAACTGTGCGGATGATGAATCAAGACCGGAGATAACACCGGGCATGACTGCAAGTTGACCATCTATAACGTGATTATAATGCGGGTCCGTAGGGTCGGGGTCAGGATTAGAACCGCCGTTGTCAGTACAAGTACCGTTAGCGTCACAAGTGCCATTAGTATCATCAGAGCCCGTACAGGTATCACCAGTTGTCACAAAATAGCCGGTACAATATTGAAGTTTATCAGAACACGTCCAAGTATCTTGCCCGTTGATACCCTCAGAAGCTCGACAGCCATCAACACAAGCGGAAGCAATACGAGCGGTGCCAAGCGGCCATTTTAGAGACGGAGTATTTCCAATTGGGCAAACAGCAGCATGAGACGCAACGGAGGTCAGGAACGCGAGCAGTAAGAAGAGAATGAAAAGAGCGGTATTGATTGCGCTACGCATAACGTCCCCTAGAAAAAGAACGCCCCCGACTAGGAGGCGTTGATACCTGTATAGAACCCGTAGATAAACGCCCCACCCATAGAAAGAGCAAAAAGAATGGTTATAGCGTTTGATACAAGTTCTACCATGTTACTTCATTGCTCCTACAATCATGCGTAGACCGAAACCGATAGCCGCCAAACCGATAAGACCGACAACAACAAGCCCATAGTTTGATTGACCAGAAGTGACAGCCGCATTAATTGCTTCTGGAACACCTTCCACAGCAAAAGAACTTGCTGAAGCCATAGCCGCAGATGCACCAGCCGCTACTTTTAGCGCGTGTTTTTTCATGACGTTGATAAATTTCATAGGTATTACTCCGTTAACTTAATGATTAGCCTCGACCGAGACCTTTAACAATTCGACCTAATACATGACCAGAAACAAGAGACAATAATAAATATCCTGTCACATTCGCATATAATTGAGGGTCGATATTTAACGAACCTAGTGAATTGCTTTGTAATTGTTCCAACTCACTAGGCGTTAATATGACGTAAGTACAATCAAACCCTTGTGGGGCAAGCATTAAATAGCCGTTGTATTGTATTACGCAGTTAGACATTATTTAATTAAACCACACGCTTTAAAGTGGGCTTTAATCTCTTCATCCACTGGGATTAATTTCGTGACGATAGAGCCCGAAAGAGGGTCATCCATATTTAAGCCTAAATCCACTTCATACTCACGGCGTGGAACGAGAGCACCAACACGCTCAAGCTCAAGCGCATAGTTAAAGTCAATGATTAGCGGCTGGTCATATTTAGAGACTTCACCCGATTCACCAACAGTACGACGAGTCATTTTAAACTTATCGTTATCAATATTAAGCGGCTTTAGAGGACGCGAAATATTAAGCTGTGCGAATTCACCTTTAAAATCGTTTTTGAAAAATGAAATACCCAATACAAAAATAGATGGACGAGACATAGTAATTTACTCCAAAGCATTAATTAATTTTCGGTGCATAGAGGGATACAATAAAACCGTATCGTCTCTAACCAAGGTGGTGACAACTTTTTCAAAGTCGCCTTGATAAAGTTCAAGTAAAGAGTTCACCAAGCGGCCATATTGACGCTTAGCCCAATAAGACGCTGCTAATACATCACAAGCAACGCGCTTTCTAGATTTGGTTTTTGTTATTACAGGCTCAACGGTATTTGAGAGTAAAGAGGCGGCATAAGCATTTAATGCAACAAAGCCCCCGACAGGATTTAATAATATATCCGTGTCCCATTTTTTTAATTCAACCTCAGAGCGATACCACGAAAAATCCTCAGCCGTAATATTACGTTCTAATTTCTTGTTATAAACGCGCCAATATACGAGCGACTGACGAGAGCCAAAATTGCGCTCTTCACGAGAAAATATTTTATTGCCGTTTTCGTCCCAATCCCACTCATCGCCATTGGAGACTTTAGGACTGAAGCCACGAGAACGCTTAAAGCCACCGAGACGAGAAACGTTTTCCGCAGCCTCACAAGTATGTAAACCATCGTAATCATCAAAGGCTAAATCAATACGCGAGAGTTGCTTACAGCATAAAACCGTTGAAATCCAATGATGCAAGAAACGACAAGAGCGATTAGCAAACAGATGCTTGCAGCCGTGGCCTGTAATCTGAAAATGCACAGTGTCGCGATTTCCGCCAAACCCAACTTGGCCGCAATAGTCATCGCCATATTCGGAAGTTAAAACAAACGAATCCTCATAGAACTGGAAGCCTTTACCACGTGGTGAGCCGTAGTTAAAACCAAGCACGTATTGAATAAAACGTCTTAACGTTTCTTGCAGGTAATCCATTGTCACTTCACGGAAGTAGCGGTTATAAGCCTCAATATCATCAATCGTTTTCGCATGATGCTGTGAGAACTTAGGAGCCTCAGGAAAGTGAATACCAGAGTAGGGCGCGTCTTTTTTGCAGTGGCGCAGGTCAGCCAATTTAACGGTAAAACAGAGGTAATCGATAATCACAGGTGATTGCTCGTAGTCCTCGATAAAGGTGTATTCGTTAACGGTATGGTTAATAAACTCAGGGCGTAGGCCGGATTTTTTAGGGCGATACACATAGTCAGATTGTACTTTGTGACCTTGTGACTTTTTCCCGAAGACCTGAACGTTGTCCATATTAAGCTGATAAAGCATACCTGAGCGGCAGTCAGGACAGCAGCAATTGACCGGAGATTCGTAGTTAGTACCACAGTCCATACAGGCGAATTTCATGATTCAATCCCCATGATAGCCAAACGCTCGGTCAGTGTGGTGTTGGTGATATCAACCAGTTTGTAATACAAGCCTTGAGCGTTGAGATAGTTAACAAGGCCAGTGTAAGAGCTGAAATAATCCCATTCGCCGGAAATGTAGACAGATACGGAGTGGTCAGGCATTAAGTCGTAGTAGATTTTTTCAGCAGCCATGATTAAAGACCTCGCTTTATTTTTTGAAGCTCAAGCACTTCACGACGCAATTTATTGCGACGAACAAGCAAACGCTTGTACTCATAAGGAAAAAGCAAACGCTCGAGAGCATCGAGAAGAAAAAGAATAAAGCGTGATGATATGAAGCCAGCGCAAGCAACAAAAAAACCAAGAATCGTAAGTCCAGATACGATGGTTTCTATGTTTTCTGGCGTAAGTGCGATAATTTCAGTTGAAGCCATGATTAAGCCCCAACCAACACAAAACCGACAACGCAGCCAGAGCCGGAATGCTCAAGACGATTACATTCAAAAAAAGGACTGAACTCGTCACCATTAGTAAATCGAAGCCACTGCCCAATTTTAGGGGATTGCGAGACGTGCAAAATTTTCGTATCCAATTTGCCTAAGCAAATCAAATCAAAATACTTATCTGAAACTTGGATAGTGTGAATGTTCATGACAACCCCCTAAAGTTGTTTGAGCGGCCACCCCAGAAGCTTAGGGAGCGACCAGAGCGGCCTAATGTAAATTCGATTTTTCGAAAGTGTAAATTCGATTTATCGAATGCACAAGATGCGTAAAATCGAAACTAACAAGCTAGAATGAAGTAAATGGAGGGATAGTTATGTATGCGAATGAACTATTAGACAGCTATAAAAAAGCGAAAAACTACATACAAGACAAGCAAATTGCCCATGACTTAAACTTGCAACCTAGCAAGATAAGTAAAATAAGAAGTGGCATTCGCTATATGACTGATGAAGAAGCAGTTTTTTTAGCGGAACAAGCAGGAATAGACCCAGAGCTGGCATTGCTCGGATGTCATGCAGACAGGAACGAAAACCCAAGAATAAAACAGCTATGGGAACACATAGCAAAAAAGCACAACGGGCTAGGATTAAGAACAATATCAATGGGTTGCGGAGCATTGGCGTTAGCGATTAGCACGCCTAAGGAAGCGGCATTACAGTGCGCATTATGTATGTTATGTTAA